GAATTACGACATCACCACGCTGCTCGAAAAGGTAGCCTATTTCGTTAAGGAGAACGAAGAGAAAAACAGCAGCAACACCTAAAAAAGAGCGGCAGGAGAGAGAGCAATGAGGGTTTTTCACGGTTTCGAAGCGCTTCCGCATTTCACGCATCCGGCGGTGACCGTCGGATCGTACGACGGCGTGCACAGCGGCCATCTGAAACTGCTGCGCACCGTGACCGCCGCCGTGGGTCTGACCGTGATCCCGTTGGAAACCCTGCTGTGCCTGCCCGGAAATTGCTGCTGCGGTCACACGGTGCAGGTGTACGTCTTCGGCGCGGCGGTCGGCGATGTTACCCTGTGGGCGCTGGACGCGCTCCGGCAGGCGTAAGGAGGACGGAGGAATGAAAGAGCTGAAAGAGATCATCCGCGACATCGGCGCAAAGCTGGAAGACGCGGAGTGCTACGCCAAGGAGGCCGTTAAGCACAAGGAGCAGTTCCCGGCGCTGGCCTCCACCTATGCCCGCATCGCTCAGGACGAGCTGGGCCATGTGGACGCGCTGCACCGTCACGCCGTGGAAATGATCGACCAGAAGGAGCGCTCCGGCGCGGAGGCTCCCGCCTCCATGCGGGCCGTGTGGGAATGGGAGCACGAGAAGCAGATCGACGAGGCGGCGGACGTGCGCCGTCTGCTGGACATGTACAAGGCATAAGGAGGGCGGCGGCATGATAACGCTGAGCTGGGTGGAGAGCGAAATTGAAAAGTCGCTGCGTGGCGAAGCCAGCGCGAAAAACGTGTACGATCTTGCAGCGCTTTTGACCGTGCGGGCGTATCTTGCCGCCCCGTCCGAATCTGTGCAGGCCGAACCTGCGAAGGAAGAAGCCCCGAAGGTGTACCTGTCCGACTACTGCGCCGACCTCGACAAAGTCCCCCGCTTGGAGCAGGTGGAACAGGCCCTCGCCGCCGTGGCGGTAGAGGATCGGGAGCAGCTGAAACGGGCGAAGGACATGAAGACATGGGCCGGGATTTTAGGCGGGAAAGTCTGAACCTCGTTTTGAACCTTTGAACTGGAAAATAAGGGGCTTTTGAAAAGATTCTGAAAAAATATTTCGGCATAGAAAAACCCCGCAACCCTTTGCGGTTGCGGGGTTTTGGATGCTTTGAAATGGGTAAAAGTTTGTAGAGTGATTTCCTGAAAATGCAAACTATCCTGTATTTCAAAACGTTGTTATGTAAGTTTTTGTATGCGTTTCCATTGTATTTGAACCTCGTTTTGAACCTCAGAGCCAAAAATACGGGACATTTCGTTTTCGACATTTTGCTTTGCTTCTTTTCGGCGCTGATCTGAAACATGGTCGTAAATGCGTCGAATCATGGTATCGTCTTTGTGCCCCATCCATTGCACAAGCACCTCGGCGGGAACGTAAGCGTCTCTGCACATGGTACAGAAGGAATGCCGGAAGTCGTGGGTGCGGATGGTGATCTCTTGCCATGGCGGAAGCTGCCCAGCGGCGGCAAGCTCCTGCTGGGCTTTGGATTTCCCGTACCATCGTTTGGAGCAGCCATTAAGAAGCGCTTCCATCTGATTGATATAGCTGCTCCACGCCTTGTAGAAAGCGGAATGTGTGTTTTGCCCGTTCACCGCCTGAAATGCCAGCCCGTGCCGCCCTGAAAGAACGGCACGAAGCGGATTGAAAAGCGGGATCGTGCGAACCCCTGCTTCCGTTTTTGGCCCTTTGATCGTTCCCCGGTGGCTGGTGCAATAGCTCACGGCATGACGGACAAAAATAACCCCCTCGTCAAAGTCTACGTCCCGGTCAATATCAAACGCCAGTGCTTCTCCACGGCGAAGGCCACCGTACAACATGAGCATGGCGCAAACCCCGAAAGGATGATCTACCATCTCGTGAACAAGCTCCCGCTCCCACGGCTCCAAGGCTCTGTGCGTTCCGCTGGTGCCCTTCGGCGGTTTGATTTTGCGGGAAGGATTGTTATTGATGATTCCATCGTCCTGCGCGTCTTCAAATAGCGCACGAATCAGGCATTGTGCTTTGTGGATATAGGAGTTGCTTTTGTCGGCGATCGTATTATAATATTCGGCAATATCTGTTTTTGTAACGTTCCGCAGTAAAGTTTCTACCCCTACAAATTCGGAAAAACATTCCAGCATTCCGGCGTAAGAATTATAGGTTCTCCTAGTCACGCCGCTTTTGTACGCCGGGAGCCACCGCAGGACATAGGCCATCACCGTCACGTCCTGCGGCTTTTTCTGCGCCTCCTGCCGCTTGTAAGCGTCACGGGCGGCTAATGCCTCGGATTGCGTCTCCCCGTAAAATTGAATGCCTTTGTAGACGCATTTGTAGCGCCCGTCCTTGCGTTGCTTGAGGGTCTGGCGTGGCATATTATTTCCTCCTATTCAGCCCTTGGCGAATGGGCCGACAAGGGAGCGGTTGTAGCGGATGATTCCGCAGGCGGGGCTCGTGATATCCCAAATAAACCACACACAAATAAATGCAATCATAACGACGGCCAGAATACACCATATGCGTTTTTCCTTTTTCAGGGATGTGATTAGCTGCTGCGTAATTTCCCGTTCGTTTTCATACGCTTCTTTCAATGCGTCAATGGCATAGCGCTGGTTTTCCCGTATGTCGGTTTTCTCCTGTTGGTGGACGGCGTTCATGTCGTTGACATACTCCGACGTGTAGCCGTGCTGCGCTGGTGCGTCCTCCGGGATGTCCGGCGGCTGTTCCACGATCTCCAACCCAAGGGCCGTTGTGATCTGGTACACGCGATCAAAGGCGGGGACTGTCGAGGTATTGATAAAATTGTCGATGGTGCTTTTCGGGATTCCGGTCATTGCGGACAGTTTTCCGATTCCGATCTCCTGCCGCCCCATTTCTGCCTTTATGCGCTCCCGCAGGTCGTCCATATCAATAATTGTCCCATATTTGTGGTCAGTTTGTCCCATATTAGGCCTCCTATTCTGTCGCATTTTGTCGAACGTCCCATTTCTGCCTATTGCCTATTTTGGCGGTGTGTAGTATCACGGAAGCAGAACAGGGCGCAACGCCAAAAGACAACTGGGGAGGAAAAATGGAAATGGACTACCGTAACGAAATTATCCGCATGGTACAGGCTGTTTGCCCGGAGAGCGCACTGAAAAAAATCTATAAATTCGTGCGAATGGTTTACAACAGCCTATGCGGGGCTGAAAGGAACAGGGCATGAAAGACCGGCGAGAGGAAACCATTGAAAAGATCGTGAAAAAAGTGGTAGAAATGAGCGACGAGGAATTTCAAAAGTTTCTTGAATTCCTCAAAACCATTTGACTATCTATTGACCAATAGAATATACTGGAACTATCATTAAGGCCAAGGAGGGAAAGCATTTGAATTTTCTATTGATCTGTTTAAGCGCTGTCGTAGCAAGTGTCACGGTTGGCCTGACCGCCGTTGCGGTTGTTATTGCCGCCGCAATCGTGGAAAACACTCATTTTGTCATTAAAGCAACGATCGAATGTCGTCAACGGCAAAGCAGACATCTTTTTGAAGCAATTTGCCAGAAACTAGAAAAGACAAAGGAAGATGGAAATCCTTTAACCCCGAATTATCAGGAAATTTACGACATTGCCCTTCGTGGCTGCCGCCAGACGGCACCAAGACATTCACGTTTGGGAAGCAAAGTTTCCGAATTTCTTCATTCTTGCACCGAACGAATGGGGCTGTGAGGGAATCCATTTCGCTTTTCAACCGAAAGGCGAATGTGACCCGCTCCGCCCCTCGTTCCGGGATGATGATCGGAAGGGAATCCAATTCGATCTTCTTTTCCCCGAAGGGAAGTACGCGGAGATTGATCTCGTTTTTTATCTCCCCGTCTTTCAACCGAAGTCTTGCGTTGGTGAACGACAAACAGGCATGAGTGTTATTGACAAGCGTTGCCAGCACAACCAGCCAGCAAAAATCAGATGTATAGCCAACGGGGAATAAAAATGCGTCCTCGATAGAAATCGAGCGTCGCCGTCTGTATCTCTCTACGAAAACACCAACAATTAGATTAATCAGTGACAATCCGAGGGCAAGCCCCGCTATCATGTCCCCTACCTCCCAACCCGCCGGTTGGTTTTGCATCAAAAATCATCCCCCAGCGCCTTTCGGCGCTTTTTTTATTTGGTTTCTTCTTTTTGCTCTGCGGGAGCTTCGGGGCAAAGGTGCTTCCGGATGGCCTTCAGTTCTTCCAGCATGGCCTTGCGCTGCTTTTCCGCTTCCTCCTTGTACTCCAACGACAAGCTGATGGAGCCGAACAGCAGGAATCCAACGACGCCGCCGCCGAGAGTCGAAGCGGACGGGGCCCAGCTATAAACATTGAACGACAGAAAGGCGCCTATAACGCCGCCAAGAAGAACCAGATAGGCAAACCAACGAGTTGCTTTGATCATAAGAACCCATCTTTTCCAATTTTTACGGCCAGACCGTGGCCGCGAAGGTCATTTTTTATCCCGCGTGATGAACCGGGCATAGTCGTACACCTTTTCCAGATCGGCCTCGGACATCGCCCGCAGCATTGCCTCCACGTCCCGTCTTTGCCGGTCGGCGGGGGAGGGGGAGGGCTGAGGTTGTCCCTCGTCCCGCCCCATTAGATAATCAACGGAAACGCCAAAATAATCTGCAAGAGCCGCTATTTTTGCGTTTGACGGCTCTCTTTCTCCGGCTTCGTATCTTCCAATCGTAACGCAGGACACACCTATTAAGTCACCGACCTGTGTTTGCGTCATTCCGCGTTTCAACCGAAGCTCTCTCAAGCGTTCCATGATTTCACCTCATCAGCAAAAGTATACAACCAAAAAGATAAAAAGAAAATATCCAAAGAGTTAAATTTGTTATTGACAATTAACCGAATAGGTATATAATAGACTTACCGAAAAGGTAAAAGAAGGTGGTTAAGTGGTAAAAATCCGAGAGGCACGCAAGGCAAAACATATGACCCAGAAAGAGCTTGCGAAGGTCGCCAATGTTTCTTACGTGTCCATTAGCCGTTATGAAAGTGGTATCCGTCTTCCCTCCGTCCCCACGGCCCAGCGCATCGCCGCGGCCCTCGGCGTGGAGTGGACGAAGTTCTTTGAACCGCCGTCCACAAGCCAAGTATAAACCCAGATGGAGGCACGAAACATGGCAGAATTTACGGAAAAAGACCTGCGAAAAGCCCGCGAATCAAATGGCCTGCCCCGCTGGAAGCTGGGCGAGAAGATAGGCGTGAGCGAAAGCACCATCGAGCGCTGGGAAAGCGGCGAGACGGTGCCCACGCCGGAGGACATCGACAACATCGGCGAGGCGCTGAATGAACCCACCCTCTGGCATAAATGGATGCTCAGCCATTACGACAGCTACCGCCGCCGCTACATCGGCTGCGCCGACATGGCTCTGCCGGTGAGCGTGATGCGAAACCGCTACACCATGGCTGATGTGGCCCAGCTGCAGGAGGCCGTAGAGCGGGACGTGATGGACGGGCACATCGACGATCAGGACTTGAGCGGCCAGTACGCCGAGAAGATCAGGGCGCTGATCGCCAGCCTGAGCGACACCCTAGCGAGGATCGGGAAATGACGAAGGGAGGGAAAGGGATGGAAAGGCAGATGACCCCCCGGCAGGTGGCCGAGGCCACCGGCATGACCTACCAAAACGTATGCCGCCTGATGCGCTCCGGGGAGATCGAGAGCTTCGCGGTGGGCGTTGACCCCCGCAGTCCACGGCCCCGGCTGGCCACCACCGAGCGGGCCGTGACCCGCTGGCAGCTAGCCCGGCAGGAGATGGCGCAAGAGGCCCGGCGGCCCACAAAAAAGCCCGTCCGGCAGCACCGGCGGGCGATGGAAGAAGCCCCGGAGGGCGGATATATCGACCAAGACGGGAAATTGAGAATCAAAAGAAGGTGAGAATGATGCGAATCGTACCCAAGATGTTTACCAGCATCCCCATGATGGAGTACATCCCCCGCACCGGCCTGAACCTGCTGCGCTACAAGCGCCGCCTGCGCTGGATGGCCTCGGAGGTCTGCCCGCCCGATAAGAGCTGGGAAGTGATCGTCGCCCTGTTCGCCGCCGTGGCGCTGTTTGTGGGTGCTTTCGTGGCGTGGGGCCATGGTCTGGTATAAAAAGAGGGCTCGTGTTACCAGCACGAGCCCAAGGGGGTTCCAACGACAAAGGATGAGGCACGAAAGGAAAGCCAGTCCAAAACAACCACCTACATTATAACACAAAAAGGAGCGAAACGCAATGTATCGCTGCTGCGAATGCGGGGCGTATCTCGATCAGCCGTGGGAGGCCCACGAGTGCCAGCGCCCCGACCGCCCCAAGCGGCGGAAGAAGCCCGGACGCGGCGACTACGACCGCACCCCGGAAAGCCAGCTGGAAGACCAGAAACTAAGGATGAGAAAGGCGTGGGAAGAATGGGACATGAATTAGAGAATCCCGCCGTGATCGGCGACTACTACGAGCCCTCCAAGATGCTGCCCGACACCGACGAAAACCGCATGGCCTATGTGCGGGAGAAGCATTTAGGCTGGCGGGCGGCGGCCATCGGCATGAACGTACACAAGTTTTCGCAGGAGCCGCAGAAAGACCTGATGGAAGTGATCTGGGACATGATCGAGCAAGACCAGCCCGATAGGGCCATGGAATGGGCCTGCTGCCTCGTGGAGTGCTCCCCCTACTATGACAGTTACATGGAATGGAGGGACAGGCCGTGCATGGAGGTATCCGCCCGGCGGTCTATCGCCTGACCGACCGCGTAGGCTTTGACCCCGATCACCAGTGCTGCGAGGGCTGCAAGTATTGCCAGACCGACGCGTACAACCGCGACCGCAAGCGCTGCAACGTCACAGGGGAGATTATCTGGGCACCGAAGCGTTTCGGTCTTTGGTGCCCGCTGGAAAAGGAGGAAAGCGGCAATGAATAACTTGGAAATTTACAACGCCCTGCGGAGCGTCCCGGAAAACGCCAAGCGCCCCATTATGGCGGGCCGGTTGAAGGGGAAAACGGATATCAACCCCATGTGGCGCATTAAGGCCCTCACGGAGCGTTTCGGCCCCTGTGGCGAGGGTTGGGGATACACAATTGACCGCCTGTGGACGGAGGAAGGGGCCAACGGCGAACGAACGGCCAACGCCCAAATCGGCCTATGGTATCGCCTGCCGGATGGGAGAAAATCAGAACCCGTCCCTGGCATTGGCGGAAACATGTTGGTCGCCAAGGAAAAAAACGGCCTCTATACCTCCGATGAATGCTACAAAATGGCCCTCACAGATGCGATCAGCGTATCTGCGAAGGCGCTCGGGGTAGGCGCTGACGTTTATTGGGACGCAGACCAAACCAAATACAACCCTACGCCCCCGCCAGAGCAGGAACAGCAACAGCCCCCTAAGAAAGCGCCTGTTTGCACCGATTGTAAGAAGGCCATCGTAGGAATCAATTACCAAGGGAAATCAAAGCCCCCGGAGGAGATCGCGGAAATGGCAAAATCCAACTTTGGCAGGCCGCTGTGCTATGACTGCTTTGTGAAGGAGTGGCGAAAGAAAGAACGCTCCTTGGATGCCGCCGTCACCGAATACCGGCACGAAGATACCGGTGACCGCCTATGATCTCCACCGTGGGCCGGGCCTATGACCACCGGGGAGCCGTGGCCGTGAAAACCATCCGCCCCCCGGTGGATAACCTGAGCGAGGACGTGATGGTGCTATGGCACGATAAGCGGCAGATCAGCCCGGAGCAGCGCCGCCACGCATGGGCGCTGGTGGGCGATATCTCCGCCGCCTGCGGGTACCTGAGCGCAGGCGACCGGGAAATGCTCAACGGCGATCTGAAACGCAAGTTCCTGATCGACCGCATGGACGAGCTCACCGCCGAGGCCATCAAGCGCTTCTCCCTCTCCGACTGCGACATGACCACCGCCCGCCTGTACATCGACTTCCTGATCGAGTTTTGCGTGGAACACGGGATTCCCACCCGGGAAAATCTCGCGGAGATCGCCGGAGACGTGACCGCCTACGTCTACGCCTGCTCCATGCGCAAAGTCTGCGCGGTATGCCGTAGGCCCGGAGAGCTGCACCACATCGACCGGGTGGGCATGGGCCGGAACCGGGACGAGATCGACCACATCGGCATGGAGGCCCTGCCCCTCTGCCGGGAGCATCACATGGAGGCCCACCAGCACGGCGACCCCGCGCTGATGGAAAAATACCACCTGCAGCCCATTACCATCGACGAAAAAATCTGCCGGGTCTACCGGCTGAAAGGAAAGCAACATGAATAAACTCACCATCATCGGCAACCTCACCCGCGACCCGGAGACCCGGGTCACTCAGTCTGGTTCCTCCGTCTGCTCCTTCACCGTGGCCGTCAACCGCCGCGGGCAGGACGACAAGACCGACTTCTTCCGCGTCAGCGCATGGAACAAGACCGGCGAGACCTGCCAGAAGTATCTGGCCAAGGGCCGCAAGGTGGCCGTTACCGGCCCCGTGAGCGTCTCCACCTACACCGGGCAGGACGGCAAGGCCTACGCCAATCTGGAGGTCATGGCGCAGGATGTGGAGTTCCTGACCCCCAAGGGCGAGCAGGCCGCACAGGCACCCGCAGCCCCGGTGAATAATGGCTATCAGGAAGTCACGGACGACGATCTGCCGTTCTGATGATACAGAGAAAGGAAAAGAATCATGAAGAAAATGGAACTCCGGGAACTGGTAGGCGGAGCGCTGCAAGAGCAGTTCGCCAAATCCTTTGAAAAAGTGGTGGAAAACCTGCAAAACCCCAACACGCCCTTCAAGGTCATCCGGGAAATCAATATCAAGCTCAAGTTTACCCAGAACGAAAAGCGGGACGATGTGAAATGCGGCATTCTGGTGGCCGAAAAGCTGGCTCCCCAGTCTCCCATGGAAACGGCCTTCTCCGTCGGGAAAGACCTGAAAACCGGCGAGCTGTTCGCCGTGGAGTACGGGAAGCAATGCACCGGCCAGGTCACCATGGACGACCTGAACCGGGAAGAAAATCCCGTAGTGGACACGGAAACCGGGAAAATCATTGGAAAGTCCATCGACAACGTGATCGACCTGCGCAACGCGGCGCTGAAATAAGAGGGAGGAAAAAAATATGATCCAAAAGGCATTGCAGTACATCGTCAATCTGGCGGAACCCAAAGTACAGACCATCGACGGCGAAACCTATTCCGACAAGGCCCTGCATCGCGTGAGCTTCAACCCGAAAGCGGAGCCTATCCAGCTAAACACCCTGACCAGCTTGGTAGACTACATCCTTTCCGGCTTTGACACCCACGGCAAGCTGTTTGTCCATGTGGTTTCGCCCGTCGAAGTCAAGGTATTTTCCGCGCTGGACGGGGAGCGAATCCGGGAAGAGCTTCTGACGGTCAACGCCCTTGTTCCCCGGTTTATCTTTGGCCAGTTTATGGAGCATGAAGCGTTCTGCATCGGTTTGCAGTCCAAGTTCCTGAACAGCGGCGACCGGGCGCTTTTGCTGAAATTCGCCGGGACCGTGGAGGCCGGTTCAGTGGCCCAATACGGCGACGACGGCGTTACCCAGAAAGCCACTGTCAAAACCGGAGTGGCCTCCAAGGCGGATGCGGTGGTTCCCAATCCCGTAACCCTAAGCGCTTACCGCACTTTTATGGAAGTGGATCAGCCCGCCGCACAGTACGTATTCCGCATGAAGCAAGGCCCCGGCGGAGACTTGCAATGCGCCCTGTTTGAGGCGGACGGCGGCGCATGGCAGACCGAGGCCAAGGAATCCATTAAAGTCTATCTGACCACCGAATTTGAAGGCTACAACGACATTGTTGTCATTTCCTGACGGGCTATCCTTGCCGGTGGGTGGTAAAACCGGCAATCCCTTATTCGAGGGTACGGGAATCGCGAATCAGATAAAGGAGAAAGGAAAGAATGCTTCCATACATCAAGGTCTTTCCCGACTTGAGCGAAACCGTTGACCTCCTTTCCGACGCTGAGGCGGGGAGGCTCCTGAAGTCGATATTGCACTACGCAAACGGCGAGGAAGATGAGCTGCCCGGACAGGAAAAGCTGGTATACGCCATGCTCAGGAAACAGATAGACAGAGACGCTGCCGAATACGAGCGCTATTCCGAAAAGCAGCGAGCAAATGGATGCAAGGGCGGCCGCCCGAAAAAACCCAGAGAAACCCAACAAAACCCAAAAAACCCACTGGTTTTTGAAAAAACCCAAAAAAGCCAAGAAGAAGAAAAAGAAAAAGAAAAAGAAAAAGAGGTAGTACGCGCGCCCGCGCGCGAGACCGCCCCCGCCGCCGGTTGGATGTCCGCCGAAGAGATGGACAGGGCCGCCGAAGAGTACAACAGCCTCATGGACGCCATGGAGACCATCGGCATGCCGACGACGGCGTACAACACAGAGCAGGTCATGGCCCTAAAGGCCCAATACGGGACGGACAAGGTGCTGGCCTCCCTGAAGACCGCCGCAGAGGGTGACACAAAGGGCGGGGTCAGTCTGGCCTTCGTCCGGGCGATACTGGACGGGAGCAAAAAACAGCAAACCGCCAAGAAACAGGCCACCAGAACCATCCGGGAATGCTGCGTCATTGATGGGAAAGAGGTTTGGACGGAGCGGAAGGTGGCGGCTACATGAGTGAAACACAAATTGCCTACGTCAACGTGGACGCAGAAAAGACCGTGCTGGGCGCTATTTTGCAGGGCGGCGAGGCTGCGCTGAATGACCTGACAGAGCGGGACTTCTACCGCCCGGAGCATCGAGCCATTTTCCGGGCAGCGCAGGAGCTGCGACGGGAGCGGCAGGCCATTGACCTGATGACGCTGGGCAGCCGTCTGGCGGAGCGGAAAGAGCTGGAGACTGTTGGCGGCCCGGCGTACCTGCTGGAATGCGTCCGCTTTGTGCCCACGCTGGCCAACAACGGCAGCTACATCGGCATCGTGCGGGAATGCGCCCGGCGGAGGGAGCTCAAGCGGATTTTGCAGGACACGGCGGGGAGCATCGGCCAGCAGAACGCCGATCAGGCAGCGGACGAGCTGCTTTACCGTCTGCGGAGCATGACGGAAGGCCCGGCGAGCTGGTCAGACTTTCGGGAGATCATGAGCCGCACATTTGATCATCTGGACGGGGTAGCCAGCGGAAAAATACAGACGATCTCCACGGGGCTGGCCGATCTGGACGCAATCTTCGGCCTGCGGCGGGGCGAGGTGACGACCATTGCGGCAGGCCCCGGTCAGGGAAAAAGCGCTCTGGCGTGGCACATTGGCCGAACGGCGGCCCAGCGCGGTTTCCGGGTGGCGCTGGTCAGTCTGGAAATGTCGGAGGAACAATACGGCATCCGCGCCCTGAGCAGCCTGACGGGAATCCCCATGGAGCAGATCGTGGCGGCCAAGAGCCTGACAGTGGAACAATGGACGGCCATCGGGGACGCGATGAACACGGCCCGGCTGCCATTATGCATTACGACCAGCGTTAGCACGATAGAACAGGCGAGGCGGGAAGCCGCCCGCATGGAGCATCTGGATTTGTTGATCATCGACTATCTGCAGATCATGGAGACGGCGCGGCATATCGACAACGAGCATCTGCGCATCAGCACCATCACGCGGCAGGTCAAGACCATGGCGCGGGAGCTGGATATCCCGATCATCATGCTCAGCCAGTTCAAGCGGCTCCCGCCGGGGCAGCGGCCCACGCTGAGCGACCTGAAGGAATCCGGCAGCATCGAGAATGACAGTGACAACGTTATCCTGCTGTACAAGCCCCAAGGGCCGGACGATGAGAACATTCCCTCGCCCTATGTCGGATGGTACGAGGCGGCAGAAGCCCGGGAACAGAGGTTTTTGCTGGTCGAAGTTGCCAAGCAGCGCATGGGCAGGGTGAGAACTGTTGCTGCGATCTTTGATCCGTCGCGGATGAGATTTTACACACCAGCAAGGGGGGACGCACGATGACCAGACCCAACTGCCCGACGGAAGAGCAGGAGCAGCGCATGGTGATGCAATGGGCCTCCATGGCCGAGGGGAAGCACCCGGAGCTGCGCATGCTGCACCACATCCCCAACGGAGGGGCCAGAAGCGCCCGAACGGGGGCCATGCTGAAGGCTCAGGGCGTAAAGAAAGGGGTGCCTGACCTGTGCCTGCCAGTGCCATGCGGCGGTTACCACGGGCTGTATATCGAGCTCAAGCGCGTCAGCGGCGGGCACGTCAGCGCCGAGCAGGCCGAAATGCTGAACGCCCTTGCGGCCTACGGCTACAAGGCGCGAATCTGCCGGGGAGCCGAAGAAGCGATTAACACCATCAGGGACTATTTGCGAGAGTAAGAAAGGCAATGAGCCACCACTACTATCAGCCGGGGCGGAAGCAAAAGCGTCCCTGTAAGACCTGCCTGTGGCACTGGCCGGAAGTCCACGGCGGCGAGGGCTACCGCTGCTACAATATTCGCAGCGCGTACTACCGGGAGAAATCCAGCGCCGGGTGCACCGACTACGAGACCCGGGTGAGTCAGACTGAACCAGATGAAGATCAAGAAATTCTGCTGGGGTGATCAGATATCCAGACCCTGCTATGGCAGAAATACCAAAGGAACGGCCAAACCGGCCGAGTGAAATACGGGAGGGAAGACCATGAACCGCGCACAAAGGAGAGCCGCCAAGAAGCAGCAGCCGAAATGGAAGACCATGACCCATGACCAGAAGATCGGGGCGCTGCTGAAAAACGGCATTACGCCCAAAGACCTAGACAGCGCCTACGAGGACGGGCGCACAGCCGGGATCAACGGCACCTATCAGATATGTTTCGCCGCCGTGTGTTTGGCCCTGAATGACCTCCACGGCTTCGGCGGGAAGCGCTGCCACCGGGTTTTGGAGAAAATGCAGCGGTATATCGTGGACTGCTTTACCAGCGCCGATGCCGTGCAAGCCGTGTATAAGCGCATGGGGCTAAAATTGGACTTTGGAGATCCGCTGAATTGGATTGAATTGGAGGATGACGAGTGATGGATAATAAGAGTATTTGGCTTGAAATCAAGGATAAAAATGATCTGCTGCCTGTTGCCAATGCGCTTTTGAAAAGCGGCTATATCATCAGAATCTGCAAAAAGAAAAACGCTGGCGTGTGGACGAATTATATCGTCGCCGTGATGGTTGGAAGTGAGGAGAGCGTTGCATGCCAAAAATGATCGAAATTTCCGCCGCCGAGTATGAGCGGCTGCAGGACTGCATCCGGGAGGACGGCATGAGGATCGCCGCCCTGATCGAGGAGAACAAGGCGCTGCATCAGGAAGCGGCCATGCGCACCAGCAACGACAAGCTGACCTTCGCGAAGATGGACGGGGAGGGGGATGCTAAATGATCTGCAAACCAATCTTGTTTAACACCGATATGGTACAGGCCATTCTGGCGGGCCAGAAAACGCAGACGCGGCGGGTGATAAAGCCGCAGCCCACAAACCCAAGATGGAACAATATTGGTTGGCTCGGTTGGGATGACGGACATGGCTACAGAATGAAGCCTCCTTGCGAAGATGGCGATATTCTCTGGGTTCGCGAAACGTGGAGTACCACGGACAAGTGCGGTCTTTACCCGAACTGGCCCATCGACGGAATCCACTATATGTACAAAGCGGACGACCCAGATTGCAGTGCGGCAAAAAAATCCAGATGGTATCCTTCTATCCATATGCCGAAACAAGCCGCCAGAATCTTCTTGCGGGTGAAGGAAGTGCGAGTTGACTGGCTGCAAGCCATGGACGAAGAAGCGGCTATTGCAGAGGGCTTCGCTGATTCCTCTGCCGGCAAAGATTCCCCACTCACACGTTTCGCGGAGCTTTGGGACAAAACGATCAAGCGCGAAGATTTGCGCGAATTCGGCTGGCACGCCAATCCCTGGGTCTGGGCCGTCGAGTTTGAACGCTGCGAAAAGCCGGAAGGATGGGATAAAAAATGACCGAAACGCCGAAGTGCCCCTATTGCGGGGCGGAATTGGAAGTGACCCATGCTTTTGTGAACGATGCTACCGCAGCACATAAGTTGGTATACACCTGCTTCTGCCGAGAATGCGGAGTATACACGCCCAAAAGGTCAACGCCGGAAGAAGCCCTTTCCGCCGCCCTCCACCGCGCCGAGCCGGAAATGCGGCCCCTGACGCTGGAAGAGCTGAAAGCACACTGCGCAAAAGGGCGGGATGCTGAACCGCTGTGGGTAGAATATGATACGGTGTGTGACATGGCGTTATGGGTGCTTGCGAATACGCCATGCGGAATGGATGAAAAAGATATACCGTCTCTGGCGTATTGGTTGAAAGACAAAGATTTGGTATCTGAATACGGGAAGTTTTGGCGCTGCTGGCCCCGGAAGCCTACGCCGGAACAGATGGCCGCAGTGGAATGGGAGGAATGAGTATAAAAATCCTGATCGCTTGTGAAGAATCGCAAAGAGTAACAATCGAAATGCGCAGGCTTGGGCACGAGGCATACTCCTGTGACATCCAGGAGCCGAGCGGAGGGCACCCGGAGTGGCATATACACGGGGATGCGCTGAATGCACTGAGGGGTGAGACCATCCAGACCATGGACGGGGAAATACACGTGGTCGGAAAATGGGATATGATGATAGCACATCCGCCTTGCACACATCTGGCGGTAAGCGGGGCAAGGTGGTTCGCAGAAGGGAAAAAGCCATTAAGTCTGAGAAAAGAAGCGGCGGAATTTTTCTTGAAATTTGCCGAGGCAGACATTCCTAAAATTGCCGTTGAAAATCCGGTGAGCGTTATGTCTACGATTTACCGCAAGCCGGATCAGATCATACACCCGTGGCAATACGGACATCCAGAAGAAAAAACGACATGTCTCTGGCTAAAAGGGCTGCCAAAACTGACGCCAACAAATAATGTCCGGGAAGAAATGATGAAACTCACCAAAAAAGAGCGGGAAAGAATCTATTACATGTCCCCGGGGCCGGAACGGGCAAAAGAAAGAAGCAAAACATTCCCGGGAATAGCACGTGCGATGGCCGAGCAATGGGCAGGAAAGGATGTGGAATGAGCATGGACTGGATCAGCGTTAAGGACAGGCTTCCGGCAGATGGTACGCCAGTGGTCGCCTTGTGCCAATATAACAGCCATCCGGGCGTGTGGTACTGGGCGGAAGAGTATGCAACCAAAAAGAGTAACATGTGGCACGACGGCACGGCGCGGTACTGGCTCCCGCTGCCGAAATTGCCGCCCCTGCCGCCGCCACCGAAGGAGGAACCCACATGACCCCAAAACGCCTTTCCGCCCTGCTGGTGCTGGCGCTGGCCGCTATCGCCCTGACCGTGTGCGCGGGGCTGGCCGCCGGAGTAAGCATGTGGCCGTGGATCGTCGGCTATTGGGCGGTGTTGACGGCCAAAAATATTGTGGACTGGATTGGAGCGATAAAACATGAGTAAGATCGAAATCATCCGCAGGCCGAAGGAAGAAGATTGGGCCCGGTGTTACCGGCTGGCGCTGGGCACGGAGGGGAAGGGGACGGACAAAGTCCCTACCCCTGCGTGGATGGAAAAAATCTTGAAGGCGGAGCATTCCCCCATTCGAACCCTGATGTGGACGGTGCGGATGTATGACGTGCCCTATTGGGTGGCCATGCATCTGGTACGGCATAAATACGGCGTGGAATGGTACGTGCAGAGCCAGCGTAATGACCGGCAGAGCAGGTACGACCGAAACAAGGCCCGGCAGGATGCGCCGGTGATGCTGACCATGGATGTGAATGCGCAGGCCCTCATCAACATCAGCCGGAAACGGCTTTGCTATAAGGCGGCGACGGAGACCCGGCAGTTATGGACGGCGGTCTGCAACGCCATCATCGGGCTAAACCCGGAAATGCTGCGGGTGCTGGTGCCGGACTGCGTGTACCGTGGAAAATGCCGCGAAATGCAGCCCTGCGAAGAACGAGACGGGAGGTAAAATATGATCGAGACCGCGAAGCTGATACAAAAGCCGGTAAACCCGGCGAAAAAGTGGCTGTCCGGCTACCCGGAGATGCTGGAGCGCCGGGAGCGGCTTGCCCGCCATATGGAGCGTTATTACGCGTCCGCCACATCGTGCACGGCAAAGCTGAAACCAGTCAGCGTCTCTGGCAGCCAGGCGGCCTATGACCGCATGGCCGAGGCCGTCGTGAACAATGTGGACGCGCAGCGCAGCTTCGCGGCGGAGATCGCCCGCATCGACCGCAAGGCGGCGCAGGTGCTGAGCGCCATCGGCCAGCTGACCGACGAGCGGCAGAAGCTCATCCTGACTATGCGCTACATCGAGGGCGCGGAGTGGCCGGAGATCATCGAGCATTTCCAGCGGCAGGAAGACCGGCAGAGCCGCTGGGTGTTCATTCAGCATGGCCGGGCGCTTGGCATTATCAGAAGGTGGATGGAAGAAAACGGAGTGCAGTAAAATGCACTTGCGCGGCCCGGAAACCTGTGTTATCCTGACAATGCAAATTGATAGCACACGGAAAAGGGAGTTGGCCTCGGCCCGCTCCCTTTTTGCGTGGGAGGCGTTTTAAGGAGCGGCGCTTACCTCCGGCGCGGGAAGATGGGGAGTGGTTGCCCCCCATGTTTTGCGCCGTGGCGGGGCGGCGCTTGTAAAAACGGGAAAAGGCGGGAGACCGCTTTTTTTAATCCATAACAGGAAGGAGAATGAACGATGAGCGAGATCCAGAGGCGAATCAATCGCGTTACCGGCGTGACCCGCCGCAACGTGAACCGAAACGTCACCAGGCGGAATGCCCGGAACACCTTCCGCCGCAAAAGCTCCGGGGGCATGGGCGGCTGATTTGGCCACCGATCTGTTTGACCCGGTAAAGACGCAGGCGAGGGTGACCGACGCTGTTTTAGTGGGATTTTCCTGCGGCAAAGACAGCATCGTCACCCTTGACCTGTGCTTTCGGCATTTCAAGCGGGTGCAGCCGTTTTTTATGGCTTATGTTCCGGGCATGGATTTTCAGGAACGGATGATCCAGAAGTATGAAAAACGGTACGGTGTGGAGTGCATCCGAATGCCGCACTTTGAAACAAGCAATTTCTTCCGATACGGGACATTCCGCGACCCTGACCCGACCGTGCCCATCGTCGGCGTGGCAGACGCTTACGAATGGCTCCGGCAGAAGACCGGCATCCACTGGATTGCCTGCGGGGAGCGAATCAACGACAGCATCGTCCGGCGGGCCATGCTGAAAAAAAGCGGCAGCATCGACGAAAAGCGGGGGCGCTTCTTTCCCTTGATCTACTGGACGAAAAACGACGTGTTGAACTATATGAAGGCCAAAAAGCTGATCCTGCCGAGAGAGTATAGCAGGATCGGTCATTCCTTCCGCTCGCTGTCCGGTGAGGATGTGCTGATGGTGAAGGACTTTTACCCAAACGATTATGAAAAACTGCTGCGTCTGTACCCATTGGCGGGGGCGGCGGCAAGAAGAGAGGCGATCAAACGTGAAAAGCAAGTACCAGGCGTTTGAATCGGAGGTCATCAGCCGCGACCAGATAAAGAACGCCCCCTATAATCCCCGTATCATGGACAAGGAGGCAAAAAAGCGGCTGAAAAACGCGATCCGAAAACACGGCCTTGTATCCGCCCTGACATGGAACCGCCGAACGGGCAATCTGGTGGGCGGTCATCAGCGCTTGGAGCAGCTGGACGCATTGGAAGGGAACCAGCAATATGAGCTGACCGTAAACGTGATCGACGTTGACGAGCGCGAAGAAGCGCAGTTGAACGTGCAGCTGAACAACCCCAGCATGCAGGGCGACTGGGACTTGGACAAGCTGGCCAACATGGCCGAAGATTTTGACCTGAGCATGGACGATCTCGGTTTTTCCGAAAGAGACGCGGAATTTCTTTTCGACGGCGACGACCGATTTACCGATCTGTACCAGACCCCGGAGGCCAAAGAACTGACCACACAGCTCAAGGAGATCAAAAACGCCCGTACCTCCATGAACCAGAAGAACACAGAGAACGGACGAATCGATTTCTATTCTGTCGTGGTTTTTTCCTCGCCCGAGGAAAGAGAACTGTTTTACCGAAAGATCAACGTGCCGATCTCCGAACAATACATCACGCCAGACCAGATCAAGCGGTTAGGAGCGGAATGATATGCTCTCTGATATAAGCGTCGATCTCTTCCGACGACATTTCGGCCTCGTTGACGCGCTGGATCAGACGATCCTCCACGTCGAACAGCCCCGGCTTCCCGCGCACCTTGAAAGGCACGACGGGGCAAACATAGTCGAAGACCCATGCGTATCCTTTTCCGGGCGCTGTATCCAGACAGGCCGCGTCCATGTCTTTCCGCGTAAAGGGACGAACCTCTTTTAGGTCAACGATATGCAAAGCGTGGCGCGCGATCGTCCCCGGCACCAGATCGCCGTTGGAGCAGATGAGCAGCTCGCCACGGTGTGAAGTTTCCCACGTGCGAAACTCAATCGTCTTTTGGTCGCCGAACAATGCGGCGAATCCGCTCGAGACAGACAAGGCTTTCATTTGGCCGTCACCCCCCATAAAACTCAATCATATCAACGATTTCCCACTTATTATTATACCACAGGCCGCCATGAAAATAAAGAAAAATATCGGATATCTGACAGGCGGCCAGACCCGAACAGACAGGAGGCAAGACCATGCCCAGAGGCCAGCACCCCAACAGCCTCGCGAATCTGAAGAAAGGCCATCGTTTCAGCTCCGCTGACGGTTCCGCGAGGGAAAACGCCAAGAAAGCATCCGCAGAGCGGCGGGGCATCGCGGAGGAAATGCGCGCCCTGCTGGATGAGCCCAACAAAGACGGCAGCACCCGCAGAAAGACCCTCGCGGCCAAGCTGGTGCTGAACATGGATAAATCCCCGGAGTGGTACAAGCTGGGCCTGAAGATGATCGGCGAGCTGCCGCCCGACCAGATCGACGTGAAGACCACGACCCTATCCGACGAGGCCAAGGCCGAACTCGACAAGCTGCTGGAGGAAACAAAGGGTGAGATACGGTGACCCGGGAAGAAGTCTGGAACATCTGGCGCTATCACCCGGCGGCGGTGGGGCGCATGGTGGGCTTCCGCGACCTGACCGACGAGCTCCACGGAAAATGGATGCAGCACATCCTCTACGGCACGGCGGACTATACGCTGCAGGCCCACCGCCTGAGTTATAAATCCTCCTGCCTTTCCGTGGCGCTGGCCATGTGGTGCGTGCTGCACCACGGCGAGAACGCTCTGTTCATGCGCAAGACAGACGCGGACACCGTGGAGAGCATCGCGCAGGCCAAGAAGGTGTTTGACAATGAGGGCTTTCGGTATATGGCGGCGCTGCTCCTGCGGACGAACGTGGAGCTGATGAAGTCCACCGCCAACAGCCTGACCGTGAATGTGTACGACAGTCCCCGAGGGGCCGAGCAGCTGCTGGGCTGCGGCTGCGGCGGCAGCATGACCGGCAAGCACGCCAACCTGATCGTCTGCGACGACGTTGTAAACCTCCAAGACCGCGTCAGCCGGGCCGAGCGGGAGCGCACCAAGGCCGTCGTACAGGAGCTGCGAAACATCGTCACCCGGGACGGGCGCATCGTGTTCATCGGCACGCCTTGGCACAAGGAGGACGCGTTCACGCTGGTGGCCGAGCCGGAACGGCATGACTGCTATTCCACCGGCCTCATCTCCCCGGAAAAGCTGGCTGAGCTGAAAGCCAGCATGTCCCCGTCCCTGTTCGCGGCCAACTACGAGCTGCGGCATATCGCCGCCGAAAACGCCCTGTTCGACACCCAGCCGGGACGCACCGACAACGCCGCCCTCCTGCGGGATGGAATCGCCCACATCGACGCGGCCTACGGCGGCGAGGACTACACCGCCCTGACCTGCGCCAAGCGCCGGGGCGATACCCTGTATCTGTATGGCCGCCTGTGGCGGGCCCATGTGGATACCGTATTGGACGCGGCCCTCACCGAGTGCCAGCGGCTCCAATGCGCCCCGGTGTACTGTGAGAACAACGGCGACAAGGGCTATCTGGGCAAGGAGATACGCAACCGGGGCCAAGAGGCCCGCATCTATGCTGAGTACCAGAACAAGTACCTGAAAATCTCCACCTATCTGCGGAAATGGTGGAGGAATATCGTATTCCTGGACGGAACCGACCGGGCGTACATCGCCCAGATCATGGACTATACCGAGGACGCGGAGCATGACGACGCGCCGGACAGCGCCGCCGTGGCCTGCCGACTGCTGGATAAAGACCGCCGCAGCCTATTAGGAGAGTGAAGCAATGTTTACCGAATACACCTATCAAGATTGGCAGAGGATGGGCGGCGGAGCGGAAAGCGCCCGGAAGATCGTGGAGAGCTACCGTTCGTCCGACTTTTTCCGCCGGGCGCTGGATGCCAACCGCTATTTCGCGGGCTGCAACCCCACCCTCGACGACAAGTATTTGCTCAAAGTCCAGACCCGGGAGCAAAAGGACGCGGACGGCCTGACCCGCAAGGTGGCCGACACCGTCCGCGTGGTGGGCAACCGCGTGTCCTCGGCGTTCCTGCGGCGGTTCGTCTGCCAGCAGAACCAGTTTCTTCTGGGCAACGGCGTTACTTTGGAGGACGCGGCGCTGAAAGACCGGCTGGGCCAGGGCTTTGACGTGAAGCTGCAGCAGATTGGCGAAGCGGCGTTACTGCATGGCGTGTCCTACGGCTATTGGAACCTCGACCATCTGGAGCCCATCAGCGCGGCCCGCGACCTGCTGTCCGGCTGCGTGGGCCTTCTGGACGAATTGACCGGGGCCGTGGGCGCGTCCATCCAGTTCTGGCAGCTGTCCGGCGAGCGCCCCTTGTATATGCGTGTCTTTGAACCAGACGGCGTGACCGTCTACCGCGCCAAGGACGGCAAGTACGACGAGGAGCAGCCCAAGCGGGCCTACAAGCAGATCGTCCGCCGGGACGCGCTGGGGGAAGTGGTCGTGGGCGGCGAGGGCTATTCCGGCCTGCCGGTGGTTCCCCTATACGCCAACGACGAGCACGAGAGCGAGCTGACCCCTTCCATCCGGGCGAAAATCGACCTGTACGACAAGATCACCTCGGATTTTGGCGACAACCTCGACCGGGCCAACGATGTGTACTGGGTGCTCAACAACTTCGGCGGCTCCACCGATCAGGCCTTGCAAGTCATCCAAGAGATACAGGAGCTCAAAGTCGCCATGAGCGTGTCCGACGGGGCTGGAAGCTCCAGCGCGGAGCCGCGAACCATCGAGGTGCCCTTCCAAGCCCGGCAGACGGCGCTGACGCTGCTGGAACGGGCGCTGTATCAGGACTACATGGCGCTCTCCATGAGCGAGTTGACCGGCGGCAGCCTGACCAATGTGGCCATCCAGGCGGCCATGACCAACCTCAACCTCAAGTGCGACCATTACGAGTGGCAGTGCTTCGCCTTTGTGCAGCAGGTTTTGTCCCTGCTGGGGGTGGATACGGAGGAAATCAGCTTCCAGCGGCAGCAGATCACCAACAAGTCGGAGACCGTGGACGACATCTACACCATGCGCTCCGATATCGATCAGGAGACCGCCCTCAAGCTCAACCCCTATATCAGTCAGGACGACATCCCCGGTATCATGGAGGCACTTGAAGCGGAGCGCGTCAGCGGCCTTCCGTCCTTGGATGCTTTCCAGACGGCCATAGACGGCCAGCAGCAGGCCGGGAATGCGAACCATGACAGACAGGAGGGGTAAACCTTGGACAAGGCTTTACGGGCCTCTGACGAGCTGGAAAAGGTGCTCGTGATGCGTATCGAACACGAGTACGGCAAAGAGACCCTGAAAGCCATCGGGGACTTGAAGGGGTTTTTCCGGGACGTGGAGGCGCTGGAACGGAAGAAGCCGCCCGTGTGGATGGACGAAGCGGCGCAGAAGCGCTGGAAACGCCGGGAGCTGGACGCGCTGGTGCAGAAGCACCGGGTAGAAAGCCGGGTCATGAAGGCGATACGCACCGCCGGGGCCATTGCCGCCCCGCTGATCTGGGACTTTTTGGCGCGTGTGTACGGGGAAAACGCCAGCCAGACCGTGGAAGAGGCGCAGAAAGCGCAGGCACAGCAGGGACTGGCACAAAACGCCGCATTGGGGCAGGCAGAACCGGCACAAAGCACCGCTCCGCAGCAGCCGCAGCAGAATTTTGTGCCACAACAGCAGCGGGAGATTGAAATCCTGCTCCATGACCAGCAGCCGCCCTTTAGCAAGATCGCCTTTGACAATCTGGAACAGGCCCCGGCGCTGGAGCGGCGGCTACGGGCCGAGATGCGGCAGGCCATCATTAACGGGGAAGGGCAGGACAAGATACGCCAGCGCATCCAGCGGGTGATGCAGAACGGGGCCTACAACGCCCGGAGGATCGCCCAGACGGAGCGCACGCGCATCCAGTCGCAGGCCCGGTGGGACGTGATGCGGAACGCGGCGGCGCAGGGCATCCCCATGGAAAAGATGTGGATCGCCCGCATGAAGAACACCCGCGACAGCCACGCAGACCTGAACCGTCGCACCGCGAAAGTGGACGAACCCTTTACAACCATCTGGGGCAATGAACTGATGTACCCCGGAGACCCAAACGCCCCGGCGCGGGAGGTCATCAACTGCCACTGTGTTCTGCGGCCTGTCCTTGGCGATAAAACATTGAAAGGAGACCGGAAAAATGCTATAATGAACGTAGGTGGAGGTGATCTTACGAATGAAATTGCAACCGAAATTGACGATTTGACTCCTTGCCTCCGAAGGGTTTCGGATGGTCAAATTGTTGAAACAACGCTTGAGAAAATTCATCCGAAAAAGTCCAATTTTAATGAATGGGAATTTGATTGGACAATTCCAGAAAAAGAAGGATATTCTGTTTTTGCCTTATATGCAAATGGCGATAAAAACGTTCAAGGGCTACTTGCAACAAGAATAGAAAAAGGATACGTCGATCTAGCTCTTGTGGAAGCCTCCCCTGAAAACAGTCCGCACAATCCACATTTCCCGGGAAAGAAGAAATATGAGGGCGTTGGAGGACATCTGTTTGCAGAAGCATGCAAACAAAGTGTTGAATCAGGGAATGATGGATATGTCGCCTTTACAGCAAAAACTAGTCTGATAAATCATTATCAGAATGTATTGGGCGCGACCGTTATTTATGGTCAAAGGATGCAGATAGACGAAGAAGCCGCTTCTGTGCTCATCAAAAAATATTTTGGGAGGTAAGCAATATGAAGGAATATGATGTGGATTATCTTCCCGTAGAAATGCCCAAAAAGGGGGAACCTAAATACGACCTGAGGGCAATCAATGAATATTGCAAGGCGCATAACATTGATCTCAAAAAGGGAAACGGTCTCCCAAAAGAGATTGTTGACAGGTTTGTAATCGGGCAATATTAAAATGATAATGGAATCTGCCATTTAAACCGCCAAGTCAAAAGACAAGGCGGTTTTTTAATGCCCAGAAAGGAGAAATGACCATGACGGCGACCTACAGGATACAGATCAACATTGGCGCTGTGACCGGGCAGATCGAGCAGAACCGCCATGCCGCGCTGGAGGCGGCGGCGCTGGATTCCGTGGGCCGCATCGTGGAGCAGATGGCCGACGGGTACGACCACCCGGTATATGACACCGGCACCCTGATGGGCGACGTGCAATATGACTTTGAGAACGAACAGACCGTAGCCGTTGGGAATACCAAGGATTACGCGGTATACGTCCACGAGGGGCACAACGGCCACGCGGTGTATCTGGGCGACGGCATCGGTTTCCGCGTGATGCCCGGCGGGCACACGGCGGGGCGGCCCTATATCCGGGACGCGATCATGGGGTCGCAGGACGAGATCAAGGCCACGCTGGAAGAATATTTGCAGAGAGGATTCAACGCCTAGCGTTATTTAATGCGACGATTCGCAGAAAAACTCACAAAAACGTGAACTTAATCACCTTATTTTGGCAATTACAGCCGGGACGAAGAGCCGCCCCGGCTGTTTGCATATAAAAGCATTTCGGGCAGAGCGCCCACCAGAAAGGAATGAAATGTGTCATGGCACTACCAAAAAAACAGTTGAAGGAAAAACTCCAAGAGTGGGGCGTATCCGAGGAAAACATCCAGAAGGCCGTGGAGTATATCCTCGACGGCAATTCGTCCAGTCTGGACGCGCTGCGGGAGCAGATGGACGAGTACAAAGCGAGGGCTGACAAGGCGGACGAGCTGACCCGAGAGCGGGATAAATACAAGGCCGACTATGAAGCCCTCCAAAAGACCAGCGGCGACGCGGCCAAGGTACAGGCCGAGTACGACGCATACAGGCAGCAGGTAGAGACCGACAAGGCCAACGCGGGCAAGAAGGCGCTCATCAAAAAGGCGCTGGAAGATGCCCACGCCAACCCCGCCGCCATCGACCTGATGCTCGGCACCGTGAAGCTGGACGAGGTGGAGCTGGACGGCGAAGCCCTCAAGGACGCGGAAGCCGTCCTGAAGCCCATCCGGGAGGCCCATGCGGGCCTATTTGGCACGGTGCAGAATCAGGGCACCCCGCCCCTGAACCCCCCCGGCGGTGACGGGAAAATGACCCGTGAGAGCTTCGAAAAGTTGCCCCTATCCAAGCGCATGGAATACATCAATGCGCACCCGGAGCAACAGAAAGAATTAATCGACTAATCGAAAAGGAGAATGAAACATGGCTGTTTTTGACAACAAGATTTTCAACGCCGAGGTATTCGGCAAGTATGTGGATACCATTCCCCGGGTAAAGCAGAACGCCCTCCTGCGGGCGGGTGTCTTCCGCACCCGGAGCGAACTTAAGACCATGCTGGCCGAGCAGACCGGCGGTAACTACATCACCCTGCCCATGTTCGGCCGCATCGGCGGCGATCCCGTCAACTATGACGGTGCGACGGACATCACCCGCAGCAGCACCAAGACCTACAGTCAGTCCATGGTGGTCGTGGGCCGTGCCAAGGGCTGGGAGGAACTGGATTTCTCCACCGACGTAACCGGCCAGGATTTCCTTGAGAAGGCCGCTACCCAGATTTCCGAGTACTGGGATGATGTGGATCAGGGTATCCTGCTCTCCATCCTCAAGGGCATCTTCGGCGTGACCGCGGGCAGCTTTAACACCAAGAATACCTATGACGCGACCGGCAACACCGCTTCTGCAGGCAAGATGGCGGCGGACACCCTGAACAACGCCATCCAGCAGGCCGCGGGCGCGAACAAGAACATCTTTACCCTCGCCATCATGCACAGCGCCGTGGCGACCCACCTTGAGAATCTGCAGCTGCTGGAATATTTCAAGGCCACCGACGCGAACGGCCTGCAGCGTGACGTGGGCCTTGCCACTTGGAACGGCCGCACCGTCATGATCGACGACGATGTTCCTACCGAGGACGTGGCGGAAAGCAGCTCCGGCAAGGGCGACGGCTACACCAAGTACACCACCTACCTGCTGGGCCGGGATGCTTTCGACTACTGCGACATCGGCGCGACCGTGCCCTACGAACCCGACCGCGACCCCGCCAGCAAGGGCGGCAAGAGCATGATCTACAGCCGCCAGCGGAAGCTGTGGGCCCCCTACGGTTTCAGCTTTACCAAGTCCTCCATGGCCAGCGCCAGCCCCACCAACGCCGATCTGGAAAAGGCCGCGAACTGGACGCTGGTCAACGACGGCGCGTCCTCCAAGTCCTACATCGATACCAAGGCGATCCCGATTGCCCGTATCTACTCCAAGGGCTAAGGGAGGGACAGATATGGCGGTATCCATGGGCAGCGTCATGCGGCACTGCCGCAACTACTTTGAGACTGGAAGCTACGACGGCGAGATCGTCATCGAGGGCGGCCAGCTCATCACCCCGGCGCTGGCCCATGGCCGCTATATCGCCATCCGCGGCAGCGCCTATAACGACGGGGTGCATCAGGTCGGCGACGAGCTGACCGACGAAACATTCACCGGGCGGGTGTGGGTCTTATCCCCG